AAGCATTTATTTCTCCAACTACTACCGTTGCTCCATCAAGTATATTTAACTCTGCTGCTGTAGAGGTAACTCCATCTAATATGTTTAATTCCGCCGCTGTAGAAGTTACACCATCTAATATGTTTAATTCTGCTGCTGTTGAAGTTACTGCCGTACTTCCTAAAGTAAGTCCGCTATCTGGTATAACTACACTACTTCCAGACAACGCTGTAAATGTGTTTGCTGTAAATCTAAAGTCATCTGCACCTGCAATTTTAATATCTATTTGATCATCTGTGTCTGCTGTAATACTGGTATCAGCATCTTCGTCTAAAATTAATTCTTCTCCATTTAAATCAATTCCTCCACCTAATCCTGCGTCAACAACATTGGTTCCATTAGCAAAAACAAGTTTAGTTCCTTTATCTGATGCACCAAAAGTAACACCTGATCCAGATACCGTTTTAAATTGAACTGTGTGAGCACCGGATGTTGAATTCTTTATAATATACATTTTCTCTAAAGAATCAGGTATCGTTACAATTTGATTTCCTGAAATAGTTCCCGTGAATTCAATAATCATTTGTCTGGCTGTATCACCAGTAGTTGCATTAGTAATACTTAATGCAGTAGTTTGAGCACCCCCTGCAATAGATTGAGCTACATAACCAGAAGTAATTTCTTGGAACATTTGAAGATTAACATTTGTTTTATCTCCCCAAAGACCTGATGCTTCTCCTGTTGCTATAAGTTCTATTCCTAATGTTGAAAACGATGATGCCATATTTTAATTCCTTAAGGTGTTGGAGAGTTGACTGGTATTCGAATAGTTCCATCCGTATAGTCATCTCTTCTTCTTTGTCCTATTTGTTCTCCTCCAAATTTTTGTATTTCGTCTTGGTATTTTTTTTCGTAATATTGTAACATATCCATGGGACCTTTTAAATAGCCAAATGCTTCTACCAAGCAAGCATATAACAGACCATTAGGAAAATTTAAACTAATAAAATTAGTTTCGTTGCTACTTGCTTCTAGTTTATCTGGAATTTTGTTAAAATGAATTTGATATTCGTAAGTAGAATCAGGCACTGGTGCAAGTAAAATAGATCCTGAAGTAGAACTAGTATTACCGGTTGCTCCACCTTTCATTGCATAATATTTTGGAAAACCTGAATCAGTATTAGCAGAAACATACTCTTCTAAAAAAGTTAAATCTTTTTTAATTAACCAAGTATTAGCTCCAGTAGTAACCGAAGTAGATGTATACACTTGTACTCCTCTTATTACTAAGGCTCCTGCAGGAACATTAACAAAATCTTGATTGGTTACAAGATTACCTGTAGTCGATGATCGATAAGCATCGCTAGGTACATCTCTAAAAATTCTATACTCTGCATTTAATACAAAGTTCTCAATAACAGCATCCGTAAGCACGGTACTTGAAACTTCAGTATAATTTCTAATGTTTGTTCTTAAATCTGAATAACTAATTCCTGCCATATTATGCCTCCAAAGTTACAGGTCCAGAGGTACAAAATTGTCCTCCTCCTGATACTCCTCCTGTTGTAGCGGTATCTGTGTCCACAGTAAAGTGATAAAAATCTGTTGTATTTGAAACGTTACCACTAGAATCTCTTTTACCCACTGTAATAGAATAACCAGCAGCTTTTGCAATATTAGATCCTGTAATTCCATCAAAATTATTTGGATTATTAAAACCATCTGGATCAGATGTAGTAGATATTTTTCCTCTAAATCTAACAGTATCACCTGTAGATCTACCATGTGATTTTTCAAATACATTTATAATACCTGAACTAGATGAAATAGTTTCAAAAGGATCTGGTCCTAATAAAATTAAAGGTGTAGGTTCTGTTCTATCAGGTCTTGCATTGACTAAAGATTGAGGGTCTCCAGAGTGAGCTCTTAATTCTAACTGAGGATGTTTTTCTTCATATTCAGAAATATGCACAAAAGAACCGTTCCATTCTTTTACCATTTCATGATAAGGAAATTCCATTCCTGATCTATCTGATATTGCTTTAGCTTGTTTTCCTTTTGCGAATGACATTATGCTCCTGGGTAATATACTTTAGGTGTAATGAAAGAACTAGAAGAAGATCCATCTTCTGATAACGCTCTAGCAAACTCATCTTCATAAAGTAATTTCATATTTTGAGTTAATTGTGGATTGTATTTTTGTGACAAATAAAAAGCTAAACCAGATGCCATACAAGGTACAAATCTAAAAGGTACGTCTGTTGCATCGGTGTAAGTAGAATCAGCATCTTGAATTCTTTTTACGTAATAAAAATGTAAGTCTTTAGATGCATTGGTTGAATCTGCCGTTGGATAAACAGTCAAAGTAACTTTATCTACAAATCGTTGTACAAAATATTGAGAAGGTGTTCCTTTAGAAAGCTTATTGGATAATGCTGAATAGGTAGATCTAGATATTTTTGTTAATGCTTGATCTGCTTGAGAAGTAGAAGTTCTACTTCCTCTTAAGTTAGCTTCTAATATATCTGCAACACCGTATACATCGGATGTAGCACTAGTAGAAGAACTAGTCCCATCTCCTGTAGATCTAAAGAATGTATATTCTGCTTGTCCTTCAATTAAATCAATATTAGATTCTGCAATTTCCCAATAATGCAAACCTCTATTACCCCATTCTTGAAACATAATGTTTAAAGAACGTCTTGCTGTTTTTAATTGATATCCAGATACAGATTGTAATCCGATTCTTTCGTAAGCTTCTTCAATGATTTCATCAACTGCGAAAGTCTTGTCGAAAGTAACTGTGCCTGACGTTGTGTTGGCCATTAGTTACCCTCCTATTTTCTCAGTTCTAATATAATGGTATAGTGATCTAAGTTTGTGTGACCACTTGTTGATATATCAATATCACCAGTTACACCAGAACCAGCATTATTTTTAATACCACCAAAAGATCTAAAGTCTAAATGACCTTGGACATTTCCTGCTGCTGCACTTCCACCTAAAATTAAAGCTGGAACATTTGTAGTAGCATCAAAATCTATTTGAACTCTCATTCCTCCAATGTCATACCAAATTTGATCTATTGTAACTTTTGAAGGTGCTCCAGATAAAGCTGAAACATCAACTTTTTTTACTGCGCTTTCTCCTGATCCATCTGATAGATTGGTAAATTTAACTACTACTCTTTTATCTGTGTCAACTAATGTTTGACTTGATACTGCGTCTGCCATTTTGTTCTCCTGTTAGAGAACGGAGCCGAAGCTCCGCTCTAATTAAAGTTAGTTACTATATTAATGAATACTGAACTGTAATAGCATATCTTCCCGCTTGGAAAGAATCGTTATTAATAGTTGTAGTAGTACAAAGATATAGATTTTTAGTTGCAATTGGTAAAGTGATGTTCGGTGTGAACACGTGAATTGCACCAGCACTGGCATTTAAGTCAATGTCAATTTCAGTCACTGAAGCATCTGCTGAAATAGTTCCAGAGATTGCCACTGCACCCGCACCAACAATTTCTGTTCCTGATGTAACAGCTGCGTTAGTTGCAGTTCCTGTAGTTGCTGAAGCTTGAATGTTTCCAACGTGAGTACCACCAGAAGCCACTTGACTTTTAAATAAAACTTTTTCAATTAAGAAATGTGTCGGTGCTACACTGTTAGCAAAAGTAGTTGGTAATGTTGCATCTAAGGCTCCAATTTCTACTAATATATCATTGTCTGAATATTGAGTAGTACCACCATTTGTTGATGCAAGGGATGCTCCAAATGCTTGAACTTTTAAAGTTCCAATAGCATTGGTTGTAGAGTTAGCAATAAGTGATCCTGTTAAAGTAGAAGTTCCACCAACAGAAAGATTACCGCTTGAGTCTATTGTTGTATTGTCTGTAATAGCACCAGTTGAAGAGTTTTTAGAGATTTGTTTAAAACCACCTTCTGCTCTAACCGGACCATTAAATGTTGTATTTGCCATTTTATATATTCTCCTAGTTAATGAATGTAGTCTTTAGGCCGTCGACTATACGCGTCTACATTCTAATTTAATGCATAGTAAGATTTTTATATAGTTTTTTTTGAAAAAAGGCAAGAAGTCCTTATAATGAAAACGACTTTTAACGATGTAACCCTACTTAACTAGCGAAAAGATGAACTTCTAAATCTTTAATGTTTTTAGGGTTTTCTTGTTCTTTTAAGATAGATCTAATAACTGTTTTAATCTCATCTCCAAGAACAGACATTTCAGGTGTTACTTCTCCGTTATTCTCAAGAAACATTTCATTCCATTTAGACTCTAGGTTGAGTTTCTTTGCGAATAGTACCATGCTGTTTTTTGCCATTATCTAACTCCTCATAAGTTATATAAAATCCGCGTGTGTATTTTAGCCGATTTGGTTCCCATTCTATATCATTTTTTCCTAGAAAGTCAATAACATGTTTATGGAGTTTTTCAGTGGTATCAATAGGTAATTCACTATCAATATTAAATTTAGTTTGTAATTCTTTCGTAACAATTTTTATTAAATATGTTTTCATTTATCCTTTCTACAGTAAAAAAAGGGGGCTTAAAAGCCCCCTTTAAATTAATAATTAAAAATTATTACGCTGCTCCTGGAGATCCGAAGATACCTCTAGGGTCAGAGAATCCAAATGAATATCTCTCTCTAGCTTTGTATCTAACGTTTCCAGTAGTGAAGTCACCTTCCATAGCTGTTTTGATAGGTGATCTAACGAACATTTTCAATCCGTTAGGTACATCTGTCTTAATGAAAAATGCATCAGTGTCTGTCAAGTAATGGTTGACCACGTAACCTTGTGGTACCATACCTTTAGACGCTACAGCATTAATATCATTATCAGCTGTGCCAGTTCTACCTGCAGACTTCATAAGTCTTTCAGCAGTAAATTGAAGCTCAGAAGGAATAATTAATTTTAATCCTCTAGCCGCAATTTTAAGGCCTCTCTCATCAGTGAACGCTGCGATATCAATTAAAGACTGCTCTAACGAAGTTTCGTTTAAGTCAGCCGCAACTGATAATTCGTTTCTTAAAGTTCCAGAAACGATAGGGTGGTCAGTAGCACAAAGCTCTTTTCCATCCCCACCTGCGAAAGATGAGCTGAACGCGTTGTTTAAAACATTTGCAGCTTTAGTTTGCTTAGTATTAGCCATAGATCTAGCTAATGCTTTTGTATATCTAGACGCAAGTCTGTCGTACAAATTATCTTCGATCGCTTCTTCAGTGATCGAAAATGCAAGTGCAATTGTTTCGTTTGTATAACGAGCTGTGAACGTTTCGTTTGCAGAATCAAATGTTACACCTTGACCTTCAGCTTTTACTGCTGCAGATCCAAAGCCTGATAACATTACTTCTTCTTCGAAAGCTCTGTCTGAAGTTTCTGTATCAAAAATTTCAGCATGCTCGTTTTCATAGTTTTTGTATTCCAGGCCGAATAGTGCATTCAATCCTGGCTCTAGTTCTTTAACTAGTTGTCCTCTTGTGATAGCCATAATATATTCCTATACTCCTGTTGCTGTTAAGTATAAGTGCTCAATGATGATCACTTTCCAATTAACATTTGCAGATGTCAAATCATTATTTTTAGCATCGTCAGATACTCCAATAATTCTTAGATTTGCAGTAGTTGTAGCTTGAGTGCTGTCGCCTAATTCAGTTTTAGAAATGAAATTAGGTGCTACACCCGCTCCAACCGCTACGTCTGCGTTGTTGAATACGTCTGTTTGTGCTGATGCTCCAGAATTGTCACTTTGAATCTCATATAGTTGATGAGGATTGTCAGTAACAAAAGCTTTGATATCAGTAGCCGTATTTGATGCTTTTAAATGGTTAGCAAACGTTGGTTTGCTAGTAGAAGCATCGGTAAAGAATACACCCTGAAGTGAACCTAGTAATTGTCCGTTGTCAGATGCTGCTGCAATTCCAACTGTACCTGTATTGATCGCTTGGATCAGGTCATTTTGGAACATTGCAGATGCACACGCGGCAACTTCAAATTCAGTAAGTCCAGAGTTCATAGGCGCACTTCCTAGATAGCCAATCGGTTTTAGACCGAAAGCTGCGTCTTGGTTAGCCATAGTTGTTCTCTCCTTTTGTTCAAATTAATGAACGGTTTATTTTTAAATTCTTTGTTGGATAAAAATCGTTAAAAAATTAACTTTTTTTAGTACCACCAAAGGTTACACGAGTTTGCCTCTCTTGATTGATTGGCATACTTGGATGCTGTTCCTTCAGTAAGTCATTGTCAATAGCGTCTGTTTTATCTTGAGTAACTTTTTGATAGTACTCTTTTCGCGCTTCAACAACTTCTTCCGGTATCCTTCCTAGCAGAAGGCCACCAACTCCGATCACTCCCTTGTATTTACCTTCTTCCACAGTTGGGAAGTCTGATTCAGGATACTCATCTGATCTTACGAGTTCGAATCCTGATCTCAAATGGCCAGATAGATTTTTGGTATCATTAGTACCCATAATCTCGGCTCTTAACCATCGGTGTTTAAACCCAGCAGGTGCAGGGGGTGCATCTAAAGATGACGGTGGAGTCCATGTAGTCTTTTTAACTGTTTTAGATCTACTTTGGCTCGCACGAGAAGTTTTTAGTTTATCATTTTCCATAGCGTTATATCTCCTTCGTGATATTTAATTGTTTCGCATACTCTTCGAGTGGCACACCTAATTTTTTAGCGATTGTGACTTGTGAGGGTGTGAGTCTTACAGTCTTGCGGCCTGGTTTTACACTTCGCTTCGCTGAAGCTACTTGTTGTGTCGGTTTAGCCGATTCCGTTGGTGTACTATTACCAAATTTGTGAGGAAATTCAAGTCTTATTCTTTTATCTATTTCAGAATAATACTCCTTACTTTTAGGGTCAAATCCCTCTTCTTCAGTAAGTTTTTTATGTAGGTCAAATGCAGTGTAAGTCATTGCATTATCTGTTCCAAACCATTGATTTTTAGAGGCCCATGCTTCCGCTTGTTCATCTACAGGCGCAGTTTTTGGTAGTTCAAAATTACCATATGTATTGACTGTTTCTGTAGCAGGTTGTCTAGAAGCAATGTCTTTTTGTGTTTCAAACGCGTCTTTTTGCGTAGCTAAGTTAGCTTCTTGAACACCTAATCTAGCTATTTCTTTTTGAGCTTCAATTTCTGCAGTTATATCTCCTGCATCTCTTGCTGCTGCAAGTTTTGCTGCTGCTGCATCCAAACCAGATTTAATACCTGTTTCTATATTTTTTAAATAGTTTGGTTCTAGTTTAGAAAGTTTAGATTGAGCAAGTTTTGCTTTTTCTTGAACTCCTTTTGCATATTCTATAGCGGCTTCTCTTTGTCTTTCCGCTTCACGCATTTTTTTAGTTAGTTTAGCAATTCTTTTTTGAACTCCTTCACTATATTCTTCATGCTCGTTTTTTGATTCTTCTTTTACCTCTTCTTGTTTTACTTCTTCTTCTTGTACTTCTGTAATGTTAGATACTTCTTCTTTAGTTTCTACCTCCGTTGGTTCGTCTTTAGAAACTTCTTCTTGTAATTCAACATCAACCGCTGGTCCTGTTGTATCAATATCTATTACTTCGCTTTCTTCTGTGTTCATTTTATTATCTTCTGGCATAGTCCTCTCCTATGATTATAGTACATGAAGTATAGACTCAGGATCACTAATGGTCCCTAATACTTCATCATCGTTTAATAAACGGATTTCTCCGCCTTGTATGGGTAGTCTTGATCCTGCATATCTTGCAAAGATTACCCAATCACCTTTCTTGCACCAAGGGTCTTGGTACTTTTCTTTATCAGCGTAACACAAGGGACCCATTTTTAAAACGTATCCACATGTTGTTGCGATTCTAAATTTATCTAATGCTTCGGGAGCAATAATAATTCCACCTTTTGTTTTTTCTTTTGGCGTAAAAGGTAAAACTAAAATTCTCCAACCAGATGGTTCTGGAAGTTCATCGACTTGTCCTTTAATATTGTCTGGATTTAAAGGCTCGGGTTGAGCTTTGTTTTCTGCATTATATTTTTCTTGAAGTCCTAGTTTAATCTTCGGGACTTCCCCCGAAGTTGATAACGTTTCCGTCATTGTCTTTTTGCTCCTTTGTTTCTAGCAGGCTAGAGATGTCCTGTAGTATTGTTTGATACGTTCGTATCTGTCCTAACATATAGTTGTATTTCTCCATACTGTCAACACCACCGGTGCAGATTACATCAACACAACTTTGTTGTCTGTCTTTGATTGCTTGTTGTAGTTTAGAGACTAATAGTAAATCGTCCATTATATTACCTTTCTATTTTTTCTTAGGGCTTCTTTGCCTTTTTTAAATATTGCAGCGACTTTTGATTTACCCATAACTTTGGCACGCTGTTCTCCAACGGTTAATATTTGTATTTTTCTAGCAAAAGGTTTGGATACATTTTTTACTTTAGATACCGTAGCCCTCGCATCAGCAGGTGTAGCAAATTTTATACCCACTGTATCTTTGGGATTTTCATCTGTGTATAATCTTCTACCAGAGCCTTTAGGTTTTTTACCCGTTCCTTTTTTTGGATCCGCCATAAGACTTCATTTCCTTTATGTGTTTTTGAATTATGTTTGATTGTTTTTTATGTAGTTTAGAAGCTTTACCTAAAGCCTTTGCTACTTTATTTAGTTTTTTTACCATTTAACATTTCCATCTTCTGCGTGCTTGGCGAAGTCTTGAATTAGGATCTTTTGCAGCTTTAGGAAATTTCTTCATTTGTCCTGCACTACGTGCACAATAAGACTTACGTCTATTTGCAGCTTTAGATCCTGGTTTGACTTTACCAGTCACCGCTGTTTTTAGTTTAGAGCCGGGATTCTTTCTTCGATAGGCAGCAACACCGGCTCGTGTCATTCCTGCTCCAGACTTTGTGGGTCTAAAGTTTTTTTTATTTCTTGCAGGCATATTATCCTGTTTACGCATTATACTAATCCTTTATAGTATTTTTTATAACTTTTATTTGAAACTTTTTTACCACCAAGATCTCCCTTAATATAAGTTCCAATGTATTCTTGCATGGGAAGTTTTTTCTTATTAGGACCTTTAGTTACTTGTTGAGATATGTTTCCTCTATTAATAGCCATTATCTAATACCATTTCTTTTACCCATAAATCCACCCATCATTACTTTTTTTCTTTTGGGTGCAAATGTTGCAGCTCTTGAAGGTGTAGGTCCTGTGTTTGATTTAGCTTGCTTTCTAGCTACCGCTCCAGCTCGTTGTCCTTTAGACATAGCTCTTGCTTTTGCAATGGGCACGCATTTTGGATAATTTTTTCTTTTCTCTCCACCGCTTCTTCCACACTTAGGATAAGATCCGTCTGATTTTTTATTTGCGATGTCGACCCAGTTTTCTTTGACCCAGGATCGTAATCCTTTTTCAGCCATTATCTGGTTCTAGCCTTGCCCATACCGGACATTTGAGCCATGCCTCCTAAAGCTTTTTTAGTTCTTCCTTTTTTACCACCTGGTGTAATTTTTCCAGAACAAACTCCTGAAGCATACATGTTTGCATATGCCGAAGGGTAAACCTTAAATTTACGCTTCGCTGCTGCTTTTCCTTTTGGACACAATTTAGCCATTATACTTTTGCCTTTGGTTTTTTTCCTCCAGGGCCCATAGGTTTGTCAATGGAGTTTTTAGGAATAGAGGTCATGTCATAACCTAGTTCTTTTAATTTTTTCATCATTAAATCATCATCTCCTGTTTTTAAAAAATCAGAATATAAATCTAATAATTCTTCATTTCCTGTGCTTTCAATAAAATCTTTAAATGATTCGTAGGGTCTTGGCATTATTTTTTTCCTTTTTTACAGTCGCATTCATGAGCACATAAACATTGAGTAATACCAAATAGTTTACAAACTAATTCACAAAGTTTTTGTTTTATTTTTTTAAACATTAATTTTTTAAATTAGTTTTTTTTCTAATAGATTCTAGTTTTTTAACAGCGTCTTTTAAACCTTTCTTCATACCTGTTCTTCCACCCTTCATCATACCTTTAGCTGATGCTGCTGCAGATTTCATAGACTCAGTTTTATTATTGTCTTTATCTAAATCTAAAAAATCGGGTTTAGAACCCTTTTTATACATAGGTCGTTTCATCATTCCGCCACCCATTTTTTTTACTCTTCCACCCATTTTATAACCTTTAGGTGTTACTTGCTTATTATAG